GATACAGAAACAACCATTTTTGCAGTTTACACAAACACGGGTGACGGAAGTATAGGACAAAAGTTGACAAGTTATAGTGCTACGGCTAGTGTCGGAACAGTTACAGTGAGTACATCATGAGTTTTACATACACCACACTTACACAATCTATAAAAGATTGGACTGAAAATGATGAGTCTACTTTTGTTGCAGAAATTCCTTTTTTTGTAACAAATGCAGAAGAGAGAATATTCAAATCAATTGATCTCGATTATTTTAGAAAAAATGTAAGTGGTGCTATGACTTCTAGTAATAAATTTCTAGAAAAACCATCAGATTATTTAGCATCTTTTTCTTTATCTTATGTTGATTCAAGCAGTAATAATGTTTTTCTTTTACAGAAAGATGTGAATTTTATACAAGAATATAACCCTAATCCATCAACCACTGGCTCTCCTAAGTATTATGCGTCATACGATGTGGATACCTTTATCGTGGGTCCCACTCCAAATTCTAATTATACTGTGGAGCTACATTACTTTTATAGACCTACTTCATTAACAACAGATAATAGTGGAACAACTTGGATAAGCACTAACGCTCCAGATGCTTTACTTTATGCTTGTTTAATTGAAGCCTATACTTTTATGAAAGGTGAAGCAGACTTGTTAAAGGTATACGACTCAAGACTTATTGAAGCTTTATCCAGATTAAAAGTTTATGGTGAAGGTCAAGAGAATGTTGATGCTTACAGAGATGGATTACCTAGAGTCAAAAGACAGTAAAGGTATCAACTTGAAAGATAAAAGTGTAGCAATTGTTGGGCTAGGCAATAGCTTTTCAGAATATGTCTTAGCAAAAATTAGAAGTGAACATTTTGATGAAGTTTGGGCAATAAACTCAATGTCTGGTGTAATTTATCACGATAAATGTTTTATGATGGATCCTCCTTCTCGTTTTTTAGATCAAAAGTTCGCAGGTAAACAAACAAATATTATGAAACAAAGGTTAGAGAAAAAACTCGACATACCTATAATTTCATGTGTTTTGGATGATAGATGCCCAGATGTTGTTGAATTTCCTTTACAAGAAGTTCTTGAAAAAACTAAATATGCATATTTAAATAATACTGTGGCTTATGCTCTTGCTTATGCTGTAGCAAAAGAGGTATCTGATATTCATTTATATGGCATTGATTTTACTCATAAAAATGTAAACTTTGCCGAAGCGGGAAGAGCTTGTTGTGAATTTTGGTTAGCTATAGCCACTGCAAAAAACATAAAAATTCATGTAGCACACAACTCTTCTTTATTAGATACTAATGTTCCAGATGATCAAAAACTGTATGGTTATCACAGACTAGATGATCCTATTGTTTCAACAGTAACACAAGGTAGTATGTTGATCACAAGAAAATCTAAATTAGAACCTCCAAATCCAATAGAAGAAACACCTAATATAGTTGGCAGAGAGGATATACCAGGAGTAACTTATGAGGAGTAAAAATGTTTGAATTAGGTATAGGTGATGTAGGAAGTGTTAATGTTATGACTTCAGATAAAGGAGGTCTAACAAATGAGCAAGTTGCTGATCTAGCTGTTGATAAAATAGTTAGTATATCTAACGAGGCTCCAGCACATATAAGGCAACAAGCTAATCAATTTAGAGAACATCTTAAAAATGTCCTCTATCACTACCTGCTCTTGGCAAGAAAAGAAGAGCGTGGTAGTATAATTCAAGTTCTAGAATCAAGTGGTCATAAAGAAATGGCTGAATATATAAGGAGATTATAATATGGCAATAGCACAAGCAATGTGCAATTCTTTTAAAAAAGAATTAATGCTAGGCATACACAATTTTGCAACAAATGGAAATGCCTTTAAATTAGCACTTTATGCAGAAGGTAGTGGTGGTAAATCTTCTACTACTGCAACTTTAGGCTTTGGTACAACAACTTATGTAACAACTGGAGAAGTTGCAACAAGTGGTTCGTACACAACTGGTGGTCTAGCTATAACAAAAGTAGCTCCGACTGTTGCTACATCTGCTTCTACTGCAACAGCTTTTGCAGATTTTGCTGATATAAGTTTTACAACTGCTACGATCACAGCTATGGGTGCATTAATATATAATGACACAGCTTCTAATGATGCTGCTGTTTGTGTATTAGACTTTACAAGTAACAAAACATCAACAGCTGGAACATTTACAGTTCAGTTTCCAACTGCTGATGCAAGTAATGCTATTATAAGAATCGCTTAATCGAACAATAGTAAGGTAAGCTATGGCTAATATAACTGGTTGGGGTAGAGGTACATGGGGGCAAGCAGCATGGAATGAAGCTGTTCCTGTTTCCGTTACTCAAAGTGCCTTAACCACTACACTAGCTTCTGTTACTGTTGTTCCCTCAATAGAAGTTCCTGTCACTCAAAGTGCGATGACAGGAGCGGTAGGAACAACAAGTTTTGTTGGAAGTGTTTCTGTTCCGGTTACTCAAAGTGCGATGACGAGTTCTGTTGGCTCGGAAAGTGTGACGGGGAGTTCAAATGTAACGGCTTCGACTAACGTAGGAACAGGTTCGATAGGCAATGTTCAAACACCTGTTTTCTCAATAGGTGTTTTTCCTGTAGGATTAAGTGCTACTGGATCAACGGGAGAAGAAAATGTTTGGAGTTTAATAGATACTTCTCAAACACCAAATTTTTCAGCTGTGGTAACATCGCAAACACCAAATTGGAATAAAATAGCAGCATAAGGATAAAAAAATGGCAAGTACATTTGTAAATAATTTAAGACTCGAAGAGATGAACACTGGCGAACAGTCGGGACAGTGGGGTACAAAAACAAACACTAACTTAGAACTTGTTGGTGAAGCGTTAGGATTTGGCACAGAAGGTATCACAACAAACGCTAATACCCATGCAACAGCAGTAGCGGATGCATCTTCTGATGCAGGAAGAGCAATATACTTAATATATACTGGAACATTGGATTCGGCTTGTACCATTACTATTAGTCCTGATACCATAAAAAGAGTTCATATAATTAAAAATGGAACAAGTGGCTCACAAAACATACTTATAAAACAAGGGTCAGGTAGTGGTGCATCAGTGACCATACTTCCAGGAGAAACTAAAGTTGTTTCTTTAGATGGGGCTGGCAGTGGTGCAGTAGTCACAGATGTTTTTAGTAATTTAAATTTAGCCGGTACAACTAAAGTAGATGACCTTACAGTTGGTGATGACCTTACAGTTGGCGATGATTTATTGTTATCAACAGATGGTTCCTTAATAAAGTTTGGTGCAGATGCTGATACCATATTAACACACACAGATGGCACAGGATTAACTCTTAATAGCACCAATAAATTAACATTTGGAGATGCAGCAAGTTTTGTACATCAAAGTTCTGATGGAGTTTTAACAGTAGATGGTGAAGCAACTATTGATTTAAATGCAAGTACAGCAGTTCTTGTAAGTAATGATTTAAAATTAAATAGTGACGATGCAGTATTAGGATTTGGTGCTGATAACGATACATTACTAACTCATACTGATGGAACTGGCTTAACATTAAATAGCACTAACAAACTAACTTTTGGTGATGCAGCTAGTTTTGTCCATCAGTCAGGTGATGGTGTTTTGACAATAGCTGGTGAAGCAACCATAGCTTTAACTGCATCAACAGCAGTTACTGTAAGTAATGATGTAAGTGTAGTAGGTAGAGCAGTATCACCAACAGCACCTGTAGAAAATGATGGAAACATAGATTTAGCAGTAGCTAATAATTTTAAGGTTACTCCAGGAGGTGCTTTTGATCTTACTTTTGCAAATCCAGCTATAGGGCAGTCTGGTAATATATTGTTTATCAATAGTGGAGGTCATGCAATAGGTGCTGAAGCAAAAATATTAGTTGCACCAGCAACTTTGACTGCAATATCAGCAGCAGGAACATACTTAGTCACTTATTATTGTACTGCAACAAGTGGTGCTAATACTATTTTAGTGACATCTTCAGCAATATTAACGTAGGAAATTAATATGAGTCTTATTAAAAGCACTAATGTAGGAAGTTCAGGAGATGGTCCGTTTTACAATGATGTTGCTACACAGTCATTGAGAACAGACCATATTACCACTAAAAATTTATTTAGAACGCCTAGTGCTGATGGAAATAAAAGAACTTTTACTTTTAGCACATGGTTTAAAAGAAGTCATATAGACTATACTAGTAGTGAAACTGTCCATCAAATTTTTTCTTCACAAGTAGATGGAAATGATTACTTTGCTATTTATTTTCAAGATGATGGTAAACTTTATGTTGAAGGCTTTACCACGCAACAAAAGATAATTTTAATTACAAACAGATTATTTAGAGATACAAGTGCTTGGTATCATTTAGTTGTAGCACTAGATACGACACAAGGAACAGCATCAAATAGAGTAAAAATATATGTAAATGGAGTTAGAGAAACTAGTTTTGCTACAGAAACTTATGGCGACCAAAATTATGAAACTTATATGAATACTGATGATGTAAAACATACGTTGGCAAGTAACTTCACTAATGATGGTCAAAGATTTGGTGGGTATTGGGCAGATACTAATTTAATAGATGGTCTACAATTAGCACCATCTAATTTTGGTGAAACTAAAAATGGTGTATGGATACCTATAGCACCAAGTGTAAGTGAGTATGGAACTAATGGTTTTAGATTAAAGTTTGACCAAGTAGGTGTAGGAACTGCATCAACGTCAACAATAGGTGCAGATACAAGTGGCAAGACAAATCATTTAACATCTGGTGGTATAGTTGTATCTGATTGTGCCATGCCTGATAGTCCAGAGAATAATTTTGCAACATGGAATCCAATATATAGGGTATTTGGTGATAGTGGGTTTCTAGCACCAACAAATGGTGCGTTACACACTAAGGGTAGTGGTGATGTTAATGCTGATAGAGCATATGCTATGAGTACCATAGCTATTAATGAAGTTTTAAGAAATAGTGATGGAGCAGGTGTTTACATGGAAATAAGGAGGGTAGCTGTAGGAGGAGATAATGGTTATCTTGGATTATTTGGGAGGCAGGGATTTGACCAAAAAGCTGATGGACTTGCTAGAAGTGATAACACTGGTTATTCACATCATCATTTAATAAGTCCTAATGGTAGAACCTTATTAGAAGCTGGTGAAAGTTCAAGTTCTGGTAACCTAGCTGGGTTAGATGGTGCTCAAACTTCTGGAGGTGTGATAGGTTTTGCAGTAAAAAATGATGGCAAGTTTTTTATAAGTGTTAATGGTACATTTTCGACTAATGTTGCTGGTGCTGCACAAAACCCTGTTACTGGGGCAAACCCATTTGGCACAATAGACTTGGACATAGATTTTTTCCTTCATGCAGGAAATATTAGTGAGTTCCAAGCTAACTTTGGACAGGACTCAACCTTTGGAGGAAATGAAACAGTAACGACTAATGCAGATGCAAATGGTATAGGTGCATTTCACACAGCACCTCCAACAGGCTATTTAGCTTTGTGCTCGGCAAATATGGCAGAACCAACCATAGGTCCTAACTCTGGTGCTGATGAGCAATCTACTGACTATTTTAATACAATTATTTATACTGGTACTAATGCTGCAACAAGAACTTTTGACATAGGATTTGTGACTGACTTTGTTTGGTTTAAAGCTAGAAATGGAGATGGCTATGGTCATCAGTTACATAATAGTGTACGAGGAGTTGGCTTATCTGTACAAAGTAACAATGCAGGAACAGAACAAACAGAAGCAGAAGGTATTACTAGTTTTAATTCTAATGGTCTTTTGGCAATAGGTACAGATGCTTTCATAAATGAAGCAAATACAACTATGGTTATTTGGAACTGGAAAGCAGGGGGACCACCAACTGCAACTAATAGTGCAGGAGTAGGAGCAACTCCAACAGGAAATAGTGTTAAGATTGATGGTGCTAACTTAGGTTCAGCTTTAGCAGGTAGCATTATGGCAACAAAGATATCGGCTAGTACAAAAGCAGGGGTTAGTATTGTATCTTACACAGGAACAGGAACAGCAGGTACTGTGGCTCATGGATTAGGTACAATCCCTCAATGGTATATAGTGAGATGTTTAGATAATAGTTCAAGTTCTGACCTTTGGTATGTTTATCATTCAGGTGTTGGTGCTAATGCTGAAGATTCAGAGATTTATTTAAATTTAACTGATGGAGCGTCTTTTGATGTTAACAAACCTTTTAACGAGATAAAACCTACTGCTTCAGTTTTTTCTATTAAAACTTTAGCAGATGTTAATCAAAATGGAAAACTATATATAGCTTATTGTTTTTCAGATAGAAAAGGGTTTAGCCAATTTGGCAGTTATATCGGAACTGGAGTTGCAGCAGGAACATTTATATATCTAGGGTTTAAACCGGCTTGGATTATGACAAAAGAAACTTCAGCAGATGGTGAAGATTGGATAATGTGGGATAACAAAAGAGATACTAATAACCCTAACAATGTAAAATTATTTGCTAATAGTACAGGTGAAGAAACAGTTGATACGGATACTCGTATGG